ACGAAAGCCTTTGCAAAAGCAAGCGCCGACTCTTTTGAACTCCAGCCATCTAGTTTTCTTTCCTGAAATTTAATACCCTTTGCCATTGATTTTGTATTCTCAGCCTCTACATATTGAGGAACAGGAGTATTTTTAATACAATAAATTGTGTCATACCAATTATCATCTGCCGCCATTAATCTTATCGTGTTGATTTGATTTGTAGGTGCGCCGACTGTCGTGAACAGAGAGAACGGAATTGAAAGGCTGTCCCAGAGATTATAAATTGCGGCCCAAGTATAAGTAAGATATTGCCATACCCATTCTCCAACCATTTCAGCCAATATTTTATTGACATCAAAACTATAATTTGCTCCTCCAAGATTGATTACCCAAGTAGGATCCTCCAATGAATACGCACAAGTAAAATCAGCTACAAGAATACCTCTTTCATCAATGCCAACACTTATTTCAACGCCTAAATGGAAGTTCGTCCACTCTATTCCTCCACCGACTTTTGGCTTTCCCAGACTTGCATACACATAACAGTGATTGATTTTTATGTCATAGCTTTCGCCACTGACGCGAGGTGAAACGGCTCCATATTCTTCGTGCGCTGTTCCACTCCAAGTAAATGATGGTGCATCATAAGTCCAATCTATATGTGCGCTTCCCGTATATCTGCTGTGCCATGTCACAATGTTCGTAGTGCTTGTTATTTGATAAACTTGTTTGTATTCTTCGATGGTAAGGTTTGAACAATCTACTCCGTAAGTCGTTCCGACAGGATATAATTTCGTAAAACTTATCTCAATCGTGTCGCACAAGGTATTTGCCAACATTTTTCCAAATAATCCTGCCGCAGAATCCCAATCCATTGTATATACAACATTCCCATCTAATTTCAATTCAATTTTATAAGAGCAGGGATTAGTCACTACGCCTGTTATAATGTTAATGTATTTATCTGCGAAAGTGATCGTTTTTGTCACTATATCCGTTGGCAATGAACTTGTTAAAATAAATCCCGAACCTTGCTGTCCCGAAAAAGTTCTTACATATTTCCTGTAATTTCCTGCATCTGTTTCAAGTCTTATTTCCAAAGTCGTTGCTACGTCTGGACACCAATTCATATTCAACTGGTCAAAATCGCTCCACAGAAAATCAAGAACTCTGGAGATATTGTCTGTCGCTTCAAGGCAATAAAGACTTCCAGATAAAGGCAAAACGCCATTCACTGTTTGCCTTGCATTTAAAATAGTTCCCAACCAATTTGCAGCATCGTAATTTGTGAAAATGTTCTCTGGTACTGGATACATTTTTCTGATGTAATATTCTCTGACTTTATTAATAATGACTGATGGATCAGAATCATAATTTATTTGAGCATCTACGACATTCATTTTAAACAATGCATCGGCGTTTCCTAAATCATAAAGGTATATTTTTTTATTTCTGACGTAACCGATTGCGTTGTTCAAAATTAAAAGCCTTTTTAAAATATCAAGAATTTTTTCGTTCAAGAAAGCCTGCAAGTAAATCATCTCTGGCAAATCTCCTGTAAAAAGATAACTAGGCAAAAGAGATTTTAAAAGAGTCAATGAATTGACGGCCTGCGAGGCGAATGTGATGACTTGTTCTAAATCTCTGTTCGCAATTTCCCTTGCTCTTATATGATAACCTTCAGGGATTTTAGATATGCCTTGAATTTCCATATTATATTCTCTAAGATCGTTCTTTGTAAATCTCGCCGTTACATCAAAACTCTGTATGTTTTCATCAGAATCGAATTCAATTTCAGGCAGGTCAGGCAAGATGTTTTCCGTCAAAAGATGATTCCAAGTTTCTATTTTCTGATTGCCTACAAAGATTTCTATTTTAGGTTTCTGATTCAAGTTATAAAAAGCATATAGAAATCTTACGCTGTCAATTATAACGGTCCAGACATTGCCTATTTCAATGTGATATTCATAATCGCCTCTCTCAAGTGAAACAGTTTTTGAAAAAGTATAAGAATATGGACCTGAACCTACTCTGTTTACATAGTTCATTACTTCGGTATCATTTCCAGTGCTTAAAGTCACAATAGGAGGTTTTACATAGGTATCGCTTATAACCACATCGAAAGTGTATTTGTCTTTATCATTATTTACTTCAACTGAAACGATTGAAGGAAAACCAATTGTCAAAATATTATTGCCTGGAGCAGTGAAAGGGAAAGTGTAAATCTTATAACTTATTTCTACATAAACTTGAGTAGTTCTCAAAGTGCAGTTTACGTTATTTATGTAGTGTTTTGGTCCAGCTAAAAGTGCCGTTACTTCATCAAGAGTCCAGGCAGCTAAAGTATTTGGATTTGTAACTTGAGCCGCAGAAGCATATAATTTATATGCAATATTAGAAGGAAAAGTACTATACATAGTGTATGTCACTCCGTGAGTCTTACACATAAGATATATGATAACTGTGCCATCTTCGTTAATATTAGTAGATGAAATATAAGACTTGAATGTAAGTGAATTTATGGATTTGAAATCAACATCAGATAAATCCTGCAAATCGTATAAATCCTGCTGTGTCTTTAATCCTCCACCTCCGACTTGAATTGTCTGAACATAATCAGTATCATTGTTATGCACTAACTCGTCAACTTTGTCTAAGTGCGTCGCTGGTGCGGCAGGGAAAACTGTTTCAATGGCAACTGCACTATCCCCTGAAGGCCTAATTGTCCCCGTCGTATCGGTATCTCCAACTGCTGTTCCATTCCATACGAGCCAGGTCGTTTTCGTATAATTTATATCATCCCAGAAGCAAAGCCTGTAATAATAAGTTCCTGCACTTACGGGAATGAAAGTAAATACCAGAATAGCCTCATTCCCATCTGCCACAGGAGTTATTGCTACTTGGCCTGAATCATAAACTGTACTTACAAAATTACTTACTGCTGAAACTTGAAAACGAGCGTAAGTTCCATTACTGGTATTTGCATCGTGAAAGGTTGCTCTGACTTCAACGCCAACGCCAGGAAGTGGTACGACAGACAAGTTAGTTGGAGATAAACTTGGTAGCATCATTCACCTTTATGGGAAGTAAGTATCTTTTATTTCTGCCGACCACTTTGCTGAAAGGCCTTCCGTCATTTCGATTATTCCTTCTTCCACAAGATCGCCTGAAGTTAATCCAGAAATATCATTATCATCTTCATCGGTCAACTTGCCTTCGTCAAAAGTAATCGTTCCTGCCGTTTTATTAGTTATGTAAAAGTCGTTAAACTTCAAGGCATTAAGAGTCAATACATATTTAATCTGCCAAGCCGAATCGCCAGAAATCCAATGAGGAGATGCTCCCGTAACAATGATTGGAGCAAATATCGGAGCAAACTTTACTTGTTCTCTTAGATACCCAGAATTTAACCCTCTGCTTCGTGGCCACAAGACATCAGTAAATCGATTCCAAGTATCTATAATGTTATTTCGAGTACGAGGTATCCTGTCATCGCATTGAAAAACTTTATAAACAGTACCGAGAAGCTTGCTCATTTTTTACTCGTCAACGACTATCCAGATGTCCGCAAGCGATACTGCCGTGATGTTCCAAATAACGATGCTGAACGATACGGGAATTATCAAACCTCTTGGAAAAGTCCAGATTATCCCGGCGCCTATCGTTGCGGGAAGACTTACACGCCTTAAAAATGCCGTTGGTACTGTTGGCTGAGTTCCCCAAGCAAGTGCCGTTTGTACCGTTCCCGCAGGGCTACCTGAATCTTCTGGTAATAATGTAACTGGTGCTGTTGGCGTAATTCCCATTGCTGCAGGCCTTCCCAATCCAAAAGTACTTGCCGTTGCTGCCACGATAGAAATACCAATTTCCAGAATTGCAGCTCTATCAGTCGCTGATGTAAAAATTTCTAAACAATCATGAGCGATCGTTGCATCAGTTGTTCTAACTCCTAATGAATATATAGCCACTTTTACCTCCTATGGTAAATAATTAAACGCTATCGCGTTTATAATATCCATGTTGAGATTTCTCAACACAGAATGTGGAACACTTTTATGTTCTCCTTCAGGCATATATATCACATAATTCTTATCTAAATGATGTGCTACATATCCTTCTTGCCAATCACTTAAAAGAATAAAGCCTAAATTACGATTTCGTTTATTGTTATATTTTAAATATATCTTTCTATATTTCTCTGGATTATCCTTTCTCCATTGTTTACCATATTGTTTTATTTGTTCAGAATGCATCAAATTGTATTTGCGTTGATTTTTTCTTAAACATTCTTTTGCTTGTTCTGGATGTTTCAATGCCCATTTTTGTTGTTGTTCAGGATATTTTAAATAATATCGTTTCATATCTTGTTTTCCCTTTTCTTTACAAATCTCAATTCTACATTCTGGACAATATTTTTGTCTATTGCTCTTCGGTACAAATTCCTTACCACATATAACACAAATTCTCATTGGCATCATCTCATCTCTCTAAAATACTTCATAATCATATAAAACAAAATCACTTAAACTGTCTCCTAAGAATTGTGAAGTTCCAGTAGAACCTAAATACGAACTTCCAAAACTAATCGTAAATGCTCCACTTGTCGTTTGCAAACTTCCAGTATCAAAAGTTAAATTTATATTGTCCCATTGAGCTACTGCTAAATAAGTATTGGTTGCATTCCATTTTATGCCTATGAAATAAACCCTGCCATTTACATAAGCATCATTGGCATAATTGACTGATGGAATATATCGAGTTCCGCCTACGGCCCAATCACTTGGACTTGTTTCATCATCTTCTATTTCTTCAAGCATCAAGTTGTCCACATAAAGAATGTCACCTATCGTTGGCGTAACTAAAGTTATCTTTACTACACACTTCGTTGCAGTTGCAGGTGCTACTCCTATAAGAAATAATCTTGTAAACGAAGTTGAAGCCGCAACGATAGTCGAATCTGACGAGGATAAATAAACATCGGCTGCATTATACCAGTCTATATTAAGATACCAATTTTTTAAAGCAGTTGATGCCTTTGCATAAACACTAAAACAATAATAATTCCCCGCAGTAAGTCCCGATATTTTTGTTGAGGTATATAAAGTCATATTATTTACGCTTGTTGCAACTACTTTGAATCCAGCAATCCCCGCGTAAAATTCTCCTGCAACTATAGTTCTTGAAAGTGTTCCCCAACCTGCAGCCATCCCTGTCGTGTCAGTTTCAGCATTAGATTGATTTGCAGTTAGGAGATTTAATCCAAGATTTCCACCTCGAACCAGATTAATAGTTTGTGCTATTCTATCTAACTGCAATTCAAAATTAGCAGTCTTTAAAATCGTTCGTGGATTTAGAAGACTTTGTCCTTTATATTTAATCTTTAATAACAAAGTCCCTGCGACATAACCAGGGATATTCAAACTCACCACATCATTTGAAGCAATTACAAACCCCTCGTCAAATATTGGCGTATTCGCTGGATAACTAACGCCACCATAAACCTTAGTGCTTGCATTAGTCAAAGCAATCGAACTTCCTGCAAAGTCCACTAAGTTCTGCACCAGTGGGAAATAAAGCCTTGGCGCATTATAAATTAATTTGGCATAGGCCGTATGGTCGCCAGCATTTGCTAAAGTAGTTGAGGCCAAGCCCCACTTATTACCTGAAGCGTGAGAGGCTCCGAGTCTTAAAGGACTAATCAGCATATTAACAGTAAAAGGATAAACACCGCCACCAGGGATTGAATTAAAAGAGAAGTCCATAAAAAGAACTTTTTGCCAAGTAACATTATCAAAGCCTATTAAAATAATATCTCTCCAAGGTATCGTGCTTAAATTCGTAATATAAGGAGTAAAGGAGATCCTTTGAGGATTTAATCCTGTTCGAATAGAATCACTCACATCTGTGAAAGGATAATTATAAATAATTCCTCTCTCATCTTGAGTTTGGTTTCGATGTGCATCTATCAAATAAGTTGTTGTCAAACTTTTTAAATATATCATGCCTTCTGTCCTAATCCTGATACGCCCAAACTAATGTCTCTTGCTATTCGCTTTGAAGTAATTTCATTAAATTTTATTAGCTCTCGTAGCATATCTTTTTGAATTCGCAAGGATTCATCGCTTCCCATTTGAGACAAAGGTATAACTGCCTCTGGCCCACCTTCTCCAATCATTGCTATAGTCGGCCTTGTTACTATTCCACCAGTTTGAAAATGTCCTCCTATTTCTCCTTCTACTGGTGCTCTTAAATGAGTTTCTCCTGTCCATGTTCCGGGAGTAAGTTTCTGAACACCCAGTAAGCCAGCCGAAACTCTGAACAAAGCATCTGCCCAGTCATCATAATATTTAATAAGTAGAGTAATAATAGTAACAAGAGCACCAAGACCCATAAGCAGTAAACCTGCTGGAGAAAACAAAGTACCTAAACTTGTTATCAATCCAATTACTTTTCCTACTGTTCCGATTAAAAGCAGAAGTCCTCCTGCACCAGCAAGAATTTTAATATCTCTTGTTAGTATTTCAATTGGTATTTCCTGAAGTTTTTTAATTAAAGGCATAATATATGTATTAATAAAATTCATTATAACAGGCATTAAGGTCGTACCAATAGTCATACTCACGCCATTTAAACTTCCCTTTAAATCGGTTAGTTTATCGTCAAATTCGGCAGCAGCAGTTGCGGATTTTGTTGACATTGTAATGCCAAGGTCATCCGCTTTCTTCATTAACTCATCTATTCCGTCACCACCCAGTTTTAACAAAGGAAGTAAATCTGTTCCTGCCCTTGCACCAAACAATTCCATAGCTATCGCAGCTTGCTTTGCAGGATTGTCTATTGCAGTAATCTTAGTTGCTGCATCTTTCATCACTTCAATCATTGGCCTTAACTTCCCATCAGTATTTATAACAGAAATTCCTAATGAAGTAAAAGCATCGTAGGCTTTTCCTGAACCCCCAGAAGCATCATCCATTGCTTTTGTTAAAAATTTTAACGAAGTTTCAACTCCCTCAATAGTGGTGCCTGAAGTTTCTGCGGCATATTTAAGTCTGGATAAATTCTCAACAGAAACTCCTGTTCGTAAACTCATCTTATCAAAGGCATCACCAGTTGCCGTTGCTTTCATTATAATTGCAGTTAGAGCTCCTGTAATTGCAGTTCCAGCAACTAAAAATGGAGTTGAAAACTTAGAGATAGATTGCCCTGTACTTTGAACCTTCTTTCCAAAGGTTTCAAGCCCCCTCATTGCTTCTTTATCATCTATACCTAATTTAAGTAGGGCATCGCCCACGCTGATGGCCACTTAGTTTTCCTCCATAATTTTTAATTTTCTATTTTCCCAATATTTTTTCAATGCTTCTCTCAGTTTAAGTTTTGTTTTTTCAGAAGGACTTTTGCCTTTATTTCCCTTTCCCTTAGTATTTCCTTTTTGTGATTCACTCATTTTAGGATAATGTTTGCCTTTCATTAAAGAGGGTTTTCCCTTGAGTGTTTCACTTATTTTTTTATTTGTCTTTTCTAAAGAATGTTTGCCTTTTTTCCAAGAAGATCTTCCCTTATCTATTTTACTCATTTTCTTTTGTGCTTCTTTAGTATGTTTATATCCCAATGTACTCCCTGCAGTCGATAAAATGTTATACTCGGGTTTTAACTCATCTAAATATTTCTGTTCTAAAGGTATTAAATCTTCAGGAGTCATTACGGCTTCTAAAATCATAAATTTAAAAGCATTCTCACTATATTTGTTAAAGGCACTCTGCAAATGTTTATTGATATGAGTTCCTTTTCTAAGTCTATTAAGATGTTCTTCCCCCCGTTTATCAATATCCACAGCGGAGCCAATATATCTCTTGTCATTATTTGTATTTAATATTTGATAAACACCACTAATTGCCACCTTTACCCTCCTATTTTTATTCTGTTCCCCAATTCACTAAATAATTCTTTATCTGAAACCATAGCATCAGTCTCACTTCCTCTTGATTGCATAACATTTACTTCTCGTTGTTTTCTTTCATTTAATTTTTCTACCATTAAAGTAAATTCTTCGTCAGTCCAATTATCATTAATATATTCTGGAGTCAAATGCCATTCTGTTAAAAGGAATTCAAATGCTTCGCCTACGGAGAGAGTTTGCCCATTGCTCCCGTTAGGCTTTTTATGAGGGGGAAGGCCACCTCCGCTATCTGGTCAAAAGCTTTTGCCATTTCTGCATCAGTCGTGCTGTTTTCAATCTCTTCACGATTTAATCCCTGCGCATAATCAAATACAAGATCAACTATTTTATCAGGCATAGCTACAAGTATGGCTTTAATTGCACCTTCAAACTTATCAGGTGTATCAGTAGTTATCCCCACATATTGAGGCAAATCTCCCAATAGTTTAGCAAAGTCGGCCCTCCACTTACGAGACTGCTTAATCACTAGTGGCTTAATTTTATATTCCTTGCCGCCTAAAATGACTAAAATCTCATTCTGAAATATCTTATCTTCTTCAGTTCTTTTAGTTTCTTCCATGCTTTCCTCCTTATTTTTAAGCTCTCGGAACTACCGTTTGAGCAGTAAAACTTGCCAATACTCCTATGTCAGTTGACTTTACAGAACCTAACGAGTAATATAAAGCCAGAGCCTTTCCTGAAGTAATAACTACTCCGCTTACAGTCAAGCTTATGATATCGCCAGCTACTGAAGCTAAACTAAACGACCTGACAGAACCAAAGTCCGCTTCTGTAAACCAAAATTCAAGATGTTTGCCTGCTGGATCAGCCATATTTTTACTGAACTTCGCTTCAATGATCGTACCGGCTGCGTTACTTTTAGTGTTAGCTCCCACCGTTAAAGTTGGAGCAGCAGCCTGTGCATCAGTTACTTCTCCAAACTCTCCACTGTCATCTACTAAAGCAGAGAAGACTACAGGAACTATTGAAACTTCACCTTTCTTGTAAGGCATAGAAACTTCCCCAATAGGATTTACCAAAGTTAAAATTATAACTCTATCTCGGCCACCTGGAGTCATGCCTCTTAATGTTAGACGATGCTCTTGTAAAGTTGCTCCACCTAAAGTTAAAACAGCACCTACCAAAGAAGAACCTGGAATAGCATCAGCTAAATCTACAAGAGTTCCTTCAGCCATATTTAAGGTAACTTCTATTCCCTGATCTATTAGATACCTTTTAAGAGTTCCTACGTTTTCTTCAGATTTTGCATGAAAATAATCACTCTTAACATTCATGGTAACGCCGTCCGTAGTATAACCTACAACTCGTGCAAGTACACCCACTCCTAATGTAATTTCTGCCGTACCTATTAAAACGTTTGCCTTCGTACCCATAATTACCTCCTATCCGTCTGTTATCGTGCAGAATATACCTGTATCTGCTACTATGCAGGAAAAAGTAACTGGAATGACAGATACTTCTCCCTTTTTATATGGGATGCCAACTTCTCCAGTGGGATTTACGGCAGCAACTGCAATAGTGCGTGCAGCACCAGCAGGATCAATACCTACAATTGTTAAGGCAAATTCCTGTAATAGTGAACTACCTGCATAGCCACCGCCAATAGTAACGACAGTTCCGGCAAGATTAATTGCACTTCCCGGGATAGCAGCTACCAAATTTTTAAGTGCACCTTCTGCAAAAGTGAATGTGAAGTCAACCTCCTGGTCAGTCATCTTCCGAATGATAGTTCCTACGAGTTCCTCGACCTTGACATTAGCAAAACTACTCTTGATAGACATCTGAACACCATCAATGGTATAAAACGTAGCGATAGTATTCGTAGGGACCGTCATCTCTTTTAATCCACCTGATTTTAGTAAAGCAGTAGTAATTGTTACCGCCGCCACACCAACTAATACATTTGCTTTCGTACCCATTTGTAATACCTCCTAATTTAACTTCTAATTTTTATTTTAAAAAAAGTAAGTACTCTAAAGTATCCTGGAATTTCATCCTGCAAATCTTGGCCTTGAACTTCCTCTTCTGCCGAAAGGATTTGATAAGCTCCCACAACAACGTTTTGAATTCCCTGTAAGTTATCATATAATTTGTTATATATATTTCTGGCCGTGATAGGATCGCTTGCCCAACAGTCAAATTGTACAGATGGTCCTGGTATGTCAGGAATATAAGGCGTTGATGTTCCTCCCCTGGTAAAGAAACTTACAGCAGGCAAGGTCGCACTTTCAGGTAATCTCGGACAATATATTCTCGGAGTCGCACCACCTATTAAAGCAGTCAGAGTTCCACAAGTCACTAGATAAGCTCTAATTACTGCATTCGTATCTGTCATTTTAACTCCGTTTTTATTCCCTCAGGTAGTTTTTTTATATTTCTATCTAAAGCGGGTTTGAAGTAACTTCTGGCTGGCATTTTTCGTGTGCCAACTTCAAGATATCCTCCATATCCACTTGTAGAATAAATAGAACCTTCAAGCCCCTTAGCCTCATATTGTATAGACCTTCTGTTATTGCCCGTTTCAACAGGACTTCCTTTTACCACGTCATTTGCAATATCAACAACAACATTTTTTAAAGCCTTCTCGGCAGCTTCTTTTACTTTATCCTGAACTTCTTTTATTTTTAAGTTAGTTATAATGGAGATGTTTAGTTTCATTCTACCCTCCTAAGAAATGCTTCAACATGATGTTTACTGACGCCATCCTGTCTTTTTACGGCAGCAACTACCTCAAAAGTTTCCCCATCCATAATTACCCTGTCCTGTTCCGTTACGTCAATATCCTCTAAAAACAACTGCCGATCAACAATAACTACTTCAGCACCAATTTTAATTTCAGTATTTTTCGGGGTTGACCACCGACAAGCCTGATCTACTAAGTGATCAGCCCAAACATAAATAGGTTGGCCATAAGCGTCCGTCCCTGTTATAGCATGTCTCTGTATAGTACAAGTGTTAATTAATAGAGCCGTATAGCTCATTCTTCCTCTTCATCATCTTCCGTATCCGTTAAGTTAAATCCAGCCCAGTCAAGGACAGGTTCATTTGCTTCGTTCTCTCTGTAGCGTTTAGCAAGTTCTAGCATCTTATTGGTAACATTCTGAGTATAACTGTAGTCTCCAATATGTTCACTATCAGTAGACATAGAATAGACAGTCGCCCATGTTTCAAGTGCTAAGGCCGCAGCCAAATTAACTGAACCTTCCATAGTTAAAAAGACTTGTATCTCTTCATCGGAGAACTGAGCATCCGTAACTGGGACTATATCAGTATCCGATATAAGCAAACGCACCTTGCCTATATCAGTCGTTAAATCATAAGTCCATGTAGACATATTACCTCCTTATAGGTTTGAATCGGGATGGTTTCATTTTCGTGGCTTTCAATACTGTGGCGAATATCCTGTTAGGTGCTTTATTCTTATCATTCCAGAGAAAACCTATCATCTGCCAGACAACCGAGTAATCCCAGATAAACTGCTTAACCCGCCCTATCGCTTGTCTAAGATTCCACAGAGATTGAAATTCATTAGCGATTCCTCGTCTTAGATTCCAGATAAACTCTTTTGTATTAGTAACGACTGTATTTATATTCCATAAAGATGCTAACGAATCAGCAATCGTTTGCTTTACGTGCCAGACAAACTGAACTGTATCCGAAATAGCGGTAACACCACCAAGAACATTCCAGATATATTGTGAAGTATCCCCTATGACAGTCAAAACATTATGGACTACCTGAATGGATTTAGTTGTTAAGGAATGGATATGCCAGATATTCTGGAGAGTATCATTAATAGCTTCACGGATATTCCATATCGCCTGCTTGGCCTGGCCTATTGCTGTTTTAACATGCCAAATCTGTTGAACTGTATCGTCCAAAGAAGTCAAAACATTCCAAATGGATTGCGAGGTATCACTAAAGGCAAACCGCAAATTCCATATTATCTGAGTGGTATCGCCTAGAGCGTATCTGAGGTTCCAGATAGGTTGAACTGTATCGCTAGTGAAAGTCCTTACATTCCAAATATGCTGGACTGTATCATTGATTGGGATTAAAATATTCCAAACTGACTGAGAAGTATCACCAAGCGCATACCTGAGATTCCATATTGATTGACAAGTATCGGGTATAGCCTGAAGGATATTCCAAATCTTCTGGACTTCCTTGCCTATCGGAATAGTAGATACTGCCTCCCAGAACTCACTAGCAATTAGATGAGAAGATGACCCTAACGATTTTTGAATTAAATCGCCTGAAGAAAGACGACCACTCGGACATCTCTTCCAAATATTTGTCATTTTATCCTACTGCCACCTGCATCGTTAACATCGGCAATCCGACTGCGGTAGAGTCTGCATATAAGACAATATATAAAGCACTGGTATCAAAAATCTTTGGAAGACCAGTTTTTAATAAGTCGTGGACATCTGCCCAGTTAGCCACAGAACATCTGCCGTTCCATAGTGGTCTTAATATCATTACATTAAAAGTCCCTGCCGTAGCAACAGAACCCACTACTCTTGTAATTTGCGAAATTCCACTATCACCTGCTGCCAATGGGATATTATACATACGCCCAACAGGTAAAGCCAGTGTCGCAACTACTCCCGTATCTCCAGCAGCACCATCTTGATCAAGATAATAAATTCGCACATTACATACTCCAGTAAAAGCCGTAACTCCTTCTATCCATAATTGAAGACCATTATAATTTCCCGTATTGGGAAGTCGCCCTGAAAAATCAGGTTGTGCAGTTAATGTTGTATCGGAAACATAAGCATAAGCCCCTGCCACGAATAGTCTGTCAAAAAGGTCAAAACAACAAGCAACTGAACTTCCATAATCTATTTTTGACAAATATCCATTTAATCCACCAAAACTTGCTATAATAGGATAACCAGCAACAGTATCATCAGGAACTAAACCATTTGCAGTATTTCCGACATTTAAAGTTCCTGCACCTGGATTTCCCGCAATGTCAAAAACCGTATAAGGCATTGCAGCGATAAGCGTTCTTGTACCTGTTTTCATCCAGGTTAATCTTTGTTTCACTGAATTAATATAATTATCTAACGATGCGATGCTCATGCGTTTGTATCTCCTTCACATCTTAGAGTAACACCATCGTTATTAAGTGCTACCGTATTGGCCGCCAACCTCTTAATCCAGATAGCTCGACAATAACCGGCCGCTATGTTACCTAAAGATAGTCCTGTTCCCTTAGTTACTGGTCCAGAGAACGAACCTACACCAGAAGGTGCATCACCCTCAGTTGCTATCAAGGCAGCCTGAGCAGAAGAAGAACCTATCACACTTGCAGCGATATTATCAATTGCTATAGTCGCAATAGCTCCACCGGAAACTTCAGCACTCAACCAGACCACTACATTTTGCCATGTTAGCGAGGCGTGGGCATTGTGAATAAAGATACACCTGTATTCCACATCTGAGGCTGCGTTCTCATCTCCAGAAACATCATCGAATAAATTATTAAGCGTAGCATCGGTGATTTGGGTCGTTGATATATACTTACCTAGAGATTCATTTACATTGGGTTGCACACTCTGATTGCCCGCCGTGCCTGTCTTTAATGATAATTTAAACAAAATATCCGTTGCTGTAATCGGCATATTTACCCCCCTATGCTATAATCAAAAACCCTATCATTAGTTCACCTTGTTCCAGTTAGTTCCATCTGGAGTAATATAAGTGTCTACTGTTGTATCAACTTTTACCTCGTAGCAAATGGAACCAGACCGAACTCCAGTAGGTTTCACATCTGCAGTCAAACATATATATACCCGTTTGAACTGGATTGGTTCTGATATTTCAACTACTGCCATATCTTACCTCCATGTAGGGCGGCATCTCTACCGCCCATTTAAACTTAATTAATCCGAGCCTCCCATATAGCTCGCGCGCCAATCTTCAGTAACTCCTCCAAAAACTTCACGAACTCTATAGAATACATTGTCTGTGGCAAAATCGCCATCCATCGGTCCAACTGCTCCACCACCGACTGATACTTTGTCTGATGCTTTCATGCAAATTTCTGGATTCTCGTGTCCTAAAAGATGTGCAACCTCAAGGGCCGCTATATCTGAAGGATTAGCAAATAGATACCAACCTGTATTTCCACTGCCCGTAGTATCTATTACTGGCAGGTAAGGATCAATTATTAAGGTCAAACCCATCTGAGAAACTACGTTATTTGTTGGATAAGGAACCGCAGTAGCAGGAACATTGGTCGTTGCGAGCCACATCTTGGTTGCCGAAGTTAGAATTTGTCTTGCTGTCATTTCAAGAGCGGGGGGAACTACCAAGAATTTAGCTCTGTTCATTATTGGTTCACCATTAGCATCTCTCCAACTTGCCATAGCCTGAAGTCCTATTTCAAGACTTCCAATAGTCAAAGCGGTAACAACTCTGTTGGCCTGTCCACCAGCAAGTTGATAAAGAGCTGCATTATCAGCATACAGTCCTGTTACGATTCTATGTTCAGTTCTCACCGCAGCCCTTGCAAATCTCTCTGGTGTATCTTGAAGGGCTCCTAAGTCGTCGTTGATCAAGGACTCCCAGCTAATATCAAACTGGCGTCCGTATTTTTTAACTGATAGGTTATAATAAGCCTCATTTCTTTCGCTTGCAAGATATTCGCCCTTCTCGGCTACTTCCGCCAAGTACTGATCTCCACCAGTAATGGCAAAGCGTCTCGATACCTTGAAATCTCTAACGGTTGACATCTTTACAAATGCTTTCCATACTGGATCAACAGCTTTATAAGAAGCTAAGACTTGCCTGTCTAAAATATCGCCAAATAGATAAGGAAAGTCTGAAGTTGTCAGAGCTTCTCTTATTAAGTATTCATGGCGATGTTGAGGCAATCTTTTAGCATTGCTCAATAAGTCAATCGTTTCTTTCAACTGAGCTTCCCAATTTTCAGGTTTCTTTACATCTGAAAGGGCAGTATATCCCTTCCAGTCTTCCATTAATTTCATAAGTTCCATCTAATACCTCCTGTGTTTATTTATTTTTTAGTTACTTCCACCACTTCCGCCTCATTAATGCGTGTTACAAGTTCAACATCATTACGGTTGAATCCCCTAAAGGTATCTATTGCATTCTTGATTCTTTGCCACTCTTCCTCTTCCAATAAGATTTCATTATCCTTGCAAGTCTCTAGCTTCATAGCCAGCACATTTTGCTTGACCAGTTCAGCACCAGACAATTGCAATTCACGAATAAACATCAGGTTGAGGATAGAATCCTTGACATGGTAGGGAGCGGTAATATCAACAATATTTCCATCACCACCCTTTACTTTCCCAGTAACTTGATAATCCTTTAAGTTTAGTTTACGCATTGATTTCTCCTATTTTATTTCTTTTAACTAGTGAACGTGTTGACATAGTAAATAATTCCATTGATGTCAACAAATTTTATACTTCCACCGGCTGCCCCAGACTTGGTTGCGCCCAATCCTACGCTCTGATTATTATGAGCGAAGAATATAGCGAGGTTCGTTGCAGGGTCGGCTAGTTTGACGTTCAGGGCGGCGAAGTAACAACCGTGGACCTTTGTGTCATAGATAGCTTCTGCTTTAACGCCATATATGACGTCGGCATCCGCCATATTAGCATTTGCTGGAGAATAGACGCCGAGGGATAGAGGGCTTAACTGTTCATGACCACCCCAACCACCTGCACTTGCAATATAGGTATCAAGTAGGTTCAGCCATATTCCAGTTGCATACATCCAGTTACTTACTGATTGTCCACCGAAAGTGGCATCAAAGTATGCAGCAATACCTACATCTTGAAGTGTTGCAGTTGCAGCACCCTTAATCTGGAACACTGAACTACCAGCTGGAACTGCTGCATTGGCGAGTAAATAAGTATCAACACCAACATTTATAATGCTTGGTGCGATTACTAAATCGTTAAGTGGATCGAAATGCACTTTGACAGCGATAGTCTCAGTGAGACCAGCTCCCACAATACCTAGTGCATATCCGAACGGAATCTGAGTTGCTGGAGTAGCAATCTTACTGACCACACAAGTAGTTTTATTAATATAAAGTAAATCACCACCAGCGACTGCACTCGTGCCTCCGCTATCCTGAGCAAAGACATCTATAATCCAGATGCCCTCAGTGTCAACAGCAATCAAATCAGTACCTGCAACTTCAGTCTTAAAAGCTACACCGACTATATTACCGCACACAACAGGGAGACCCTTAGTAACTACCGAGCCAGCATGGGTCAATTCACTGGCTAAGAATGTAATGTGTCTACCTTCATAAGTAGAAGAAATTTCATCTCCTACAGTTAAAGCATCCGCAATTGGATAAATCCCAAATTTTGGCATAATATTTTACCTCCTAAGGTATTTTTTAATTAATTTATAACTAATTTTTATTTGTTTGGATACCACCACATCCACCAGAACCAGGTCCATGGTACGCCCATCCAATGAACTTTTACCGCTATAATTTCAGTCCCTGCTCCAGCAATAGCTTGTAAAGCATAACCAATAACTGCCCATGCAACGGTCGGATCATCAGTAACTATTCCCGCAGCAGTTATGAATAGTGCTTGCCCTACCTTTACTTCAGCAACAGCCACTACTGAGAGTCTCCATATCCCTTCGGTGTCAATGGGAATATTCTCTGATTTTGAGGTTGCAGACTTTAAGGCTATTCCTACCCCGTCCCAAAAAGCTACGGGTTGTCCCTTATCTACAAGTTCATCTCCGGGATCTGCATGAATAAGTACACTTTCTTGAATATAAACATGCCGTCCTTCAAAAGTAGATGAGACTTCCTCACCCGCTTCACGGTTAGGATCGTAGTAATAATTAGTACCTTCTTCTCTTGGTTGTTCTGGTCCGCCATTCATGATTTATCTTCCTTCAGCAGCCGTTTCAGCTTCCTTTTCAGGTAGCCCGAGCTTCTTAAAGGATTCTACAAGAGCCTTATGACTCTCTACTGTGTTTACTTCTGTCTTTCCTAAACCCTTAACTCTTCCTGATTCCTGAATGGAAGCAATATAATCTTTTTCAGATTTTATCGCTTCCGCTATTCCGTCAGCAGTTTCAACATCTTTGAACTTCTCAAGTATTCTTGACTTTGCAGCTTCAGGTAATTCAGATTTGCTCACAGCTTCGTCTATCAAAGACTTCGCTTCAGCTTTCTTTTGTGCCTTTGCTGCTTCTTCCATCTTGGTTTTAAGTTCATCGCGCTCTGTAGTTAGAGTTGTAATTTGTCCTTCTAATTCTTTTACTTTCTCTTCCATTTCCATTGCTCTTTTAACCTCCCCAATTAACTCAGTTTTAGTCTCGGTTTTAATAACTTCAACTAAATCTGGTCTTAATTCTTTAAGCTGGTTAATCTCTATTAAATCTATGTCTATCCTTTCAGATTCATAAAATTCTACCGAACCTCCAGCACCTGGCTCGGTAACAAAATCAACTGATCTCGCTTTTATTATTTTTTCCACTAACTTCGTTTTGATACCCTCAATTTCAGCATCCGAAAGCGAGCCAATTGCATTGATTGAAATGCCCATTTCTGAAAGCATCTCTGAATCTCGCAACCTTGCTAACTTCGCCTGCAGCCAGGGTTCAACTATCGTGGCCTTGCCAATAATGGCATCTTCCTTGTACTCAACGTTATTTAAAGTTCCCACCCAATCCCTGATAGACCTTTCGGGTCGTGCTTTTTCTTCGGCATCGGTAGGGTGATCAGCATACATTTTTGCACCTTCAAATATTTTATAATCTCGCTTTAAAACTTCAGCGGGATAATACCTTCCATTATCTTCATTAAAACCAGACTTGATTATAGTTACCGTAGCAATTCCTTTATCCAGTTTAGCTTCTGATAATGAAACAAAACTTGTTAATTCTTCTCTCTTTTCGGCTTCTTTTACCCAGCGTGGAATGTC